TCATTTCCTCTCCATTAAAACCTTAATCAGCCTTTCTTTCTCCGCAAGAAGTTCCTCTAAATGTTTCACTTTTTCTTGCAAAACAATAATATCCATATTACCATTCACCGCATCACCATGAAGTGAAGCTGGTGAAAAATCGCCATGAGTTAAAACCTGCTCAATTTTTGCTGCCTCCTTACCTGTGAGAAGCCAACAGGCATCCACACCAAGTTCTATTACAATTTTTGCAACCATATCCACACTCGGTTTACTACGACGTTGTTTTCCCAAATAACTCGACAATCCTGTTGGAGGTAAACCAATTTTTTTAGCAAAAGCAGCCTTATTCCCATCAAATCGCTCATTTATAATGAGCTCCATTCGATCGTTTATCGTTTCCATAAGCATTTGAATATTAAAAAATCTTAATTGAATAATTATAATAAGCAATTGCTTTGCTTTAAAAATTCAATTGAATAACTTTGCACCATAAAGTTAAACAATAAACCATAAACCTCAAAGAAAATGGCAGAAAATCAAGTAAAAGTACGTCCAGCTTTAACGGATTTGAAAGTAGGCGGAGAGATTACTTTCCCCATAGCGAAAACCAAGAGTGTGCGTGCCCAGGCGTCTGACCTTGGGTTAATTCTCGACCGCAAGTATCAAACAGAGACTGATCGCGAAAAACGCACCATAACAGTAACCCGATTAAAATGATATCATATGAATTTCAACAGAGTCACTAAACAAATCATCGTTTTTGTAGCAGGCTTCATTATGTTCTTCTGCTTACTTGGTATAGCAGGTACCACTGATCGTACAGAACAAATAGTTTATGCTATGCCACAAGAGGCATACGAGGCTATATATCTGAAACTCGGTAATGGATGCACCGACCGCCAAATAGCCGATGAATATATGGCCAATAAACAATATTACGATGCATTGTCACAATAATCAAAGAAAGTAACACTCTATGTTCACACTTGATTTCACAGATAAATCTGTCACTTATGACACATTCATCCACGATGTTGCTACATCAGTGGTTCGAATGCTTGCTGACACACGCAACGATCCCGAAATGGTTAGTCAGCGACAAGCATACGCAATGTTCGGTCGCGGCAATGTGGATAGATGGCGCAAACAGGGTAAGATAAATCCCTGTAAGCGCCCGGGCAAAGTTGAATATCGCACAGTAGAGTTACGCGCTCTTCAACAAAAGAAACAAGATTATTTCAAGTGACAATCAGACCTGATAGTGTAATGGTAGCACATCAACTGAAAGTAGTAGTTCAAATCTGCTTCGGGTCACAAAAGCAAACTGTATTATAAACCTTTTAAATTATTAATTATGAGCAATGCTATTTCATTGGCTAAAGAATTGCAACAAATGAAAGCAATTGACGTAATACGCAATGAACGTGTACGTAGCCAGTTTATCAGCGTGTATAATTCCATTTGGAAAGAAGGAGGAGAAAACGTCTATGAACGTGAAGCTATTTACTTCAACCAGCAGTTACGCGACAAAGATGAGTTGCGCTTATGCTCCGGAACATCTATCTTCTATGCGTTTATCGACCTTGCTGTCAAAGGTATCACATTGGCTCCTGGTGCGCAAGCACTGTGTTATCTTCTTACCCGTAATTGCAAAGTAGGAGTTGATTCAAACGGCAAAGAAGTTTGGGAAAAAGTATGCAGTCTCGCTATCTCCGGATATGGAGAGCTGGCACTGCGTGCAAAAGTTGGACAGATACGCCATGCCGACAATCCTGTTATTGTCTATGATGGAGATAGTTTTGAATATGGAGAGAAGAACGGAGTGAAGATTGTCAATTATATGTCTGCATTTCCTCGCAAAAGCGACCGTATTGTTGCTTGCTTTGTCAAAATCACACGTGCAGATGGGTCAATTGACTATTCTGTTATGACAGAAACCGACTGGAAACGGTTACAAGGTTATTCAGAGAAACAAAATTCCTATAAAGACCGCCGCACCGGAGAAACTGTAGTGAAAAGCAATGCACTCTACAATATCAATGGGCAGATTGATACCGGCTTCCTCATTGCCAAATGCATCAAACACGCTTTCAAGACTTATCCTAAAATCAATATCGGCAAAGGGTCCGTCATGGAATCCGACATCATTGATACCCCGCAAGGAGGTTTCGATCCTTACAGTGGAATCGATACCACACAACCCGAACCACAAGAAAAGCAAGAAGAGCAACATTTCGCGCCTCAACCTGACATGTCGGCAGGGGTAACTATTGACCCAGCAAGTCAAGGAGATAACGATGATACTTTCTAACCTTAATACATTGTACATATGTCTTCAGAATTAGCAATCATTAAGCAGGAAAATATACAGACCATAGTGTCTGCTGCTCCACAATCATATAATGACAATAAACTGTCATGTGAAAGATGTATCAGTGCCGGACAATCCATACTCAATACTATTACAGCTAATGGTGGGATGACGGACGAACTTGATAAAGAAGCAGCTCTTTTCATTGAAAAAGCACGTAAAACAGTCAGGAAAATGAACGAGAAACGTTCGCCTGTCACAAAACTTTTTGATGACATCCGTCGAGAGTTTACGGTAATAGAGAATGCTATTGACCCAACCAAAGTTGATACTATCCCCTATAAACTCCAACAATACCGTAACCAATATGCAGCAAAGAAACGTGCCGAAGAAGAAAAACGCCGTCAGGAAGAGTACAAACGTCAACAAGCGGAACAAGCCCGTGTAAAATTGAGACAAGACATTGAAGGGGATTTTAAGGCACAATTCCAAACATATCTCAATCAATCCATCAATTGGCTCACTACAAAAGATAACAGTGTTACGCTTGAAAACTATAACACAGTTTACAGCGAAATAAAAAACTTTTCGGTTTCTCTTCCTGCTGACTGGTTACATAATCTCCATACTCTCATCCGTATACCTGCCAATATTTCGGTAGACGAGCTTCGACAATTTGAAACTGACACAAAGGAACGCCTTGGTAAGCAATTTACCGAACAATACACTGCAGAAATCCAAGACAACAAGGATTTCATTCTTGACCGTCTGCCCTCAAAGAAAGCAAACCTCGAACGCATGGCACAAGCTGATGCGGCCGAAGCTGCACGTGTCAAAGCTGAAATGGAAGAACGCCAACGCAAGGAAGCCGAAACGCGAGAGGCAGAACGCAAACGCAAAGAAGAGGAAGAAAAGCAAAAGGCGGAAATGGCACGCCAGCAAGCTGAAATGAACGGATTATTTTCTGAACAGGCTTCTATGCAGAATTATCAGCCCAAAGTAAAAGTCACTCAAAAAATAGAGTTACTTAATCCTGAAGGTATCATGCCAATACTCTCAATGTGGTGGAGTAAGGAGGGGTGTACACTTTCGGTTGAAGAGTTGAGTAAGTTATTCAAGAAACAAATTACGTTCTGTGAAAAACTGGCTAACAAGGATAGTGTCTATATTGAAAATGAGAGTGTACAATATATTGACGATGTGAAAGCAAAGTAACCATGAGTCACAATCCCGATACATATTATAGTCGTAGTGAGGTTAGTAACTCTGACCTCACCGAACTAAAAAACATTCTCCATCCTCGGATGCAATTCGGTGATAAAGAAGCTGCATTTCGTTTCGGCTCGTTGGTAGATGCAATTATTACTGAACCTGCACGAGTAGACTACTACCGCCTGACAGTAGATGATGAACAATATACCGAAGATGAGTTCCGGCATGCACAAGAAATGCTAAAGGCCCTTCGCATGGAAGCACGCCGTGATGAGTTTCTTTTTAAAGTGCTTGGATATGCCGAAACACAGCGTTTCATGGTAAACACACAACAACAATTTACTTATTGTGGTTTCCCCTTTTCGCTTGATACACGATGTAAGTGGGATTGGTGGCTCGGTCTTTTCGGTGGTGATCTTAAAACCACATTTGCCTCAACACAACAACAGTTTGAAGAAGCGATTGACTTCTTCGATTGGGACAGGAGTCGTGCTTGGTATATGGACATTGCTGGTTCCAACCGTGATTTCATTTATGCTATCAGCAAAAAGAACTGCAAAGTATTCAAGAAGTTCATCAATCGGGATGATAAGGTCTACAACCGTGGACGTGAGAAATATGAAGAACTGGCTTTCCAGTACTGGTGTTTAACTCCACAAGACAATTAACAATGGATATATATTGCAAAGTAACTCAATATGGATTAGTTCCTCTGTATAATACAGACCTCGAACTAAAGAAACACTTGAAGATTGGTAATGTAGTCAAGTGTAAGGTTAGCAATCCCCGCAATTATGAGCACCACAAGAAGTTTTTCGCTTTGGTACGCCTTACTTTCGACAATTTGCCCCTACCATTAGTCGAAAAATGGCATATACATAATGAACAGGATATGCTTCGCAGATTCAAACGTGACCTTGGCTACTTCACTAACACTCTCAACGAATATGGTGAACATGAAATAGAGTATCTCAGTATATCGTTTGCCGCCATGGAACAACACGAATTTGAGAGGTTCTATAACCAATGCATTGACCTTGTTCTCAATAAGTACATCAAAGGAATTGACAAAGATGATTTAATCACAGAAATAGAAGAATTCAAATGAAACCACAGGTAGGACAATATCATTACTCTCCACACGGACGAGGATTCCGTATATACCGCTATACAGAGGTAACAGATAATTTTCAGTCAGCCTCTCCGGTACTTAACGAGCCAATCTTCTACGACCGTGAGAAAGCAAAGAAACGTGTTTATGAACTTAATGGATGGAAATACAATGAACGGACTCAAACATCATCTGCGCGTTGAACCATACGACTACCAACGTGAAGGTATAGTTTATGGACTGGAACACCGCCGTCTTATTATCGGTGACGAACCAGGATTAGGAAAGACATTGCAAAGTATCGGCATTGTTGATACAGCCAATGCATATCCTTGTCTTGTTATCTGCCCGTCCTCGCTCAAAATCAACTGGCAACGCGAGTTCGAGAAATTCACGGATAAATCTGCGGTCGTTCTTGACAATGCTGTACGTACGACATGGAATTACTTGTTATCTATGGGAGTGCATCAGGTAGCAGTGGTAAATTACGAAAGTTTGCGCAAATATTTTGTTTGGGACATCAAAGCGGAAAGTAAGCAGTTCCGTCTCAAAGATGTTGTATTCTGTCCTCAAATACAAATGTTCAAGTCAATCATCATCGACGAAAGCCATCGTGTGAAAGACCCGTCTGCACAGCAAACAATCTTTACCAAAGGTTTGTCTGTTGGCAAGGAATGGATAATACTCCTGTCAGGTACCCCCGTTGTCAACCGTCCGGAGGATTTGATAGCACAACTTTCTATCATGAACAGATTAAACGACTTTGGCGGTCGCGGAAAATTCATAGCTGACTATTGCACTGACCCGAAAGACAAGGATGCGGAACCGGCTGTACCACTTTCTGAACTATCTCGGCAACTCTACAATACTTGCATGATACGCCGTGAAAAAGCAAAGGTACTTCCCCAGCTACCTGATAAAACACGAGTAGACCTATATGTCGATATATCCAACAGTACCGAATACAATCTTGCAGCTTCCGATCTCGCTACATACCTACAGGAATATACAGAATGTACAGATTGGGAAATACGCCGCAAGATGCGTATGGAAGCACTTGTGAGATTCATGACGCTTCGTTCCTTGGCCACCAAAGGTAAAATAGCACAAGCTGTAGACTTTATCAAGACATTCCTTGACAGTGGCAAAAAACTGATTGTGTTCTGCTCGCTTCATGAGATTGTGGATGAACTACAAAGGGTATTTCCGAAAGCCGTCACGGTTACAGGGCGCGATAGCGCAATAAACAAACAGGCTTCTGTGGATGCTTTCCAAAACAACCCAAACGTGCAGCTCATCATCTGTTCCATTAAAGCAGCCGGCGTTGGTCTCACACTCACAGCTTCTTCAAATGTAGCCTTCATTGAACTTGCATGGACATATGCAGATTGCTGTCAATGTGAAGACCGTGCACACCGTATAGGGCAAAAGGACAATGTAACCTGTTATTATCTGCTTGGTCGTGGTACAATCGACCATACGATATACTCTCTTATTCACCGTAAGAAATCCATCGCATCCGAGATTATGAACTCTGATGACGATATTCCGACCGATGAAATGTATTTCAATGAATTGGTCAAATCATTCTTAACAGCATCGGGATAATGGAAGTATGCAAAACAGATATGCAGAAAATTATCAAATATCTTGATGATGCTGCAATAATGTATGACAATCATCCCGGACAACGTAATGTATGTCGCGCATGGGTAATAAGACAACTAATAAAAAAACTGAATAAAAAATTAGTAGTAACCAGTAAATAAAGTAATATGAGAATCTATTTCGATATAATATTTGTGGTTTTAAATGTCATCCTTTTTGCCTTGAACTTTCATTTTGCCTTAGAATCCAAATCATCTAAGTCATATACGTATGCCATCTTAGGAATGACTTTTGCCATTGCAGCTATCGTCTTACTTCTATCTACCCGATTCAAATCAGAATAAAAATAATATGGCAACACATCAAATAACAATAGTAAAAGCATCCAAGAATGACTTTGAGAAAGTATAATAGCCCGTAAACACCTTGTAGTAATCAGTAAGTTTGGAATGGAACAGATAGCCAACATCGACAAACATCAAGATACCATCTATCCTCATTAGTCTTGCTTGCGTTGGCAGTACGAGTTACAAGGTCGAAACAGTAGCAGAGGAAAACCAAATGAACGGGAAATACGGGCTATTTATAAATAACTAAATAGAGCTATGGATAAATTTTATATGGTATTTGTAGAAGGATGCGCCACTCCTACCTACAAACATGAGAATTTGGAAAGCGCCGAAAATGAAGCGAAAAGACTTGCTACTCTTCTTAAGAAGAAAGCATACGTTTTATGTACAATAAAATCAGTTGAAGATACTCAGTACAAAATTGAGGATTGTAGACCTAACGGAAGTGATTTACCATTTTAATAAAAATACAGCAATGAAAAAAATTGAAATCGTTGAACACGTCATCAACAATACGACTATTAGTCGTTCACAAGCTATTCAAGCCGTAGATTGTGTTTTTGATGCTATCGAAAATTCACTCAGTAGAGGTGAGAGTGTTTATATCCGTGGCTTTGCCACAATTAAAGCATACACCTCCAAAAGAAAGAAAGCACGGAATATTAGTAAGGGAACAACAGTTGTTATTCCAGCTCAACGCTCTGCCAAGCTCATCATTAGTAAACAACTTAAAGCTCGAATGAATTTATGATGCATACATGGTTTGAATGTAAAATCCGTTACGAAAGAGTAATGGAAAATGGGATGAACAAGAAAGTTACAGAACCTTATCTTGTCGATGCACTTAGCTTTACAGAAGCCGAAGCACGGATCATCGAAGAAATGACCCCATTTATCTCTGGAGAATTTACTATATCAGACATTAAACGTGCCAACTATAGTGAACTCTTCCCTAGCGACGAAGCGAGTGCCGACCGCTGGTTCAAGTGCAAACTATTTTTTATCACATTAGATGATAAAAGCGGTGCAGAGAAAAAGACTTCCACACAAGTATTGGTACAGGCTGCCGACTTGCGTGACGCTGTAAAAAAGCTGGATGAAGGAATGAAAGGAACCATGGCAGATTATCAAATTGCATCTGTTGCTGAAACCGCTATCATAGATGTTTACCCGTATTCTGCCGAAGAATCCATAACAGATACCATCAGCGAAAATGCCAACTCCCCTATTGTACGCAATTTCATCCAATCACTTCCTGAAGGTTGTAAGACAACAATAACAGTTGGAGGAAAGAAAGTCGTAGTCGACAAAACAGGAAAGGACACCATTGTTACACCTAAAAATGAAAACAGCCATGACATTGGAAGAGATGCTCTCAAAGGAAAGAAAACAAAAAAAGAAGCAAAAACATAACGATGAGGAACACCGCATACAATGCGCTTGTGTAAAATACTTCAATTTGAAGTATCCGAAGTTGAAAGGCCGACTATTCGCCGTACCAAATGGTGGTAGACGTGATGCTGTAACAGCAGCAAAACTTAAAGCCGAGGGTGTAATAGCCGGTATAGCCGACTTAATTCTGTTGAAAAGCAATCGTGATTATGGTGCGCTGCTCATTGAAATGAAAACTCCTGTTGGTCGGCAATCTGACTCACAGAAAGAATGGCAAAAGATAATTTGTGAAAACGGAGAATACAAATATGTTGTGTGCCGTTCGCTGGATGATTTCATTCGTGAAGTGGATAGTTATCTAAAAAATACAGAATGATATGGGACGAAATGTAAAAAAAGGGCTCGACTATTTTCCTTTTGACGTTGACTTTTTTCAGGACATAAAAATAAGGAAACTGATCAAGTACCAGCGTGGCAAGGCCGTCACAGTATATGCTCTCCTGCTTTGTCTTATCTATAAGAATGGGTATTACATGTTGTGGGACGAAGAGTTGCCCTTCATATTATCGGAACAAACCGGTTTTGAAGAAGCGTATATACAGGAGGTCGTCAGATGTTGCCTGGCACTAGGGTTGTTTTCCAAAGAACTCTTTGATAAGGAAAAAGTTCTCACTTCAATTGGAATACAAGAACGCTATAAACGAATCTGTGATGATTGCAGAAGAAAGTGTGAAATTTCAGAGTTTATCCTTATTTCTTCCGAAGATAAACGCATTTCTTCCGAAGAAAAGCCCAAAAACTCCGCAAAAAGTACACAAATAAAAGAAAAGGAAATAAAAGAAAAGAAAACTCCTCCTCAAACTCCCCCTAACGGGGTCGTTTCGTCGGACAGAGGAGGAAGAATAACTTCGTCTCCTTCTTCTGAAAAATATTTTGATATTAAGGCAGAATTGCGTGGTAAACCGGGTATAACAGAAAATGACGTATGGGAAGCTATGCGCCTTGCCGAAAACGGTAAAGAATCATCTATCGGCACGGGTCTCATCAAGCAATGGTTAGATAACCCCTCAATGTGTGACTTCTATATAATCATCCAAAATCTACAGAGAATGGAGCGTGAAGGACAAATAAGGGTGATGTCTCATGAAAACTACTTTGTGTATGTTTTTCTGCTAATGAACCTGACAAAATCCGATGCTGATTCAGTTCGCCTATATATCCAAGACCCGACACTGTTCGAAGAATGTAAAAAGCTGATTGCCGAAATTAAAAAAGGCGGCATCAACCAGCCCGGCAGATTCCTGCTCAAAAAGTTGAGAGAATGTCAAATGAGTATTAATAAACAAAATCTAAAATGAATGAATATCGGATTAATAGATGTTGACAGTCATGGTTTCCCCAATTTGGCACTAATGAAATTATCCGCTTGGCACAAGTTACAAGGTGATACCGTGGAGTGGTATAATCCATTCGATCATTATGATAAAGTTTACATGGCTAAAGTATTCAACTTTACAGAAGATTATCGACAATGGATAACTAACACACATCAGATAGAGAAGGGTGGTACAGGTTATGATCTTTCAAAAATACTTCCAATAGATATAGACAGGGTTATTCCAGATTATGATTTGTACAATATAGATAAGAAACTGGCGTATGGTTTTCTCACTCGTGGGTGCCCCAACAAATGCAAGTGGTGCATAGTTCCACAAAAAGAAGGCAAGATGACGCCTTATATGGACATTGAAGAGGTAGCCGTTAATGGGAGAAAAAATATTATCCTCATGGATAACAATGTGCTCGCATCAGATTATGGTCTACAACAGATTGAGAAGATTGTCCGTCTGGGACTGCGTGTAGATTTCAATCAGGGATTGGATGCGAGGCTGGTAACAGATGATATTGCAAAATTGTTGGCAAAAGTCAAATGGATAAAACGTATTCGATTTGGATGTGATACGCCTGGACAAATCGCAGAGTGTGAACGGGCTACAGCTTTGATTGATAAGTATAATTATAAGGGTGAATACTTCTTCTACTGTATTTTGTTGAATGATTTTAAGGAAGCGTTTACCCGAGTAAATCATTGGAGAATGAAAGGTGGTCGGTTCTTACCGCATTGCCAGCCTTATAGGGATTTGAATAATCCACATCAAATTATTCCTCAATGGCAAAAGGATTTAGCCGGATGGACTAATAAGAAGTGGGTGTTTAGAAGTTGTGAATTTAAAGACTTCGAGTCAAGGAAAGGGTTTAAGTGTGAAGAGTATTTTACAACATAAAAGAAGTAAACATTATGGAAACAAAAAAAGATAAAATATTAGAGAAGCTGCGTAAGTTGATGAATTTAAAAGAATCGGCTACAGCATTAGGTAACGAAGGAGAAGCAAACGCAGCTGCAGCAGGCATTACACGCTTGTTGATGGAATATAATCTAACTGAAAACGATATACCAGAACAAGAAAAATTAGATAATCCAATTGTATCAGAAGAAATACCTTTCAAAATGGATATAAATGGTAGATGGTACAGTGATCTCGTATCTGTGGTTTGTGGATATAATATGTGTCGTTGCCTTATTATTAGCAAATTTAATAATGGCAGGAGAAAGCGTAGTGAATTTGAGATAATAGGACGAAAAAAGAATGTTGAAGTAGTTCTGTATCTAATTTCCTTTTTATCCCATCAGTTCATAACTATTGGTAAACGTAATTATGTAGAGTATAAACATGATTGTGCATGGAAATATGGGAAATATCCCAAAAGTCTTATTATGTATTTAAAATCATTTCTATATGGCTGCGTTATAGGGCTTTCAGAAAAATTGGATGAAAGTAAAAAGGTATTAGAAACAGAAAACAATATCACTGCTCTTGTGCGTACCACAGAAGGCGAGATAGATGATTTCCTTAAGGGACAAAAAATTGGTAAAGCAAGAGAATCTAAATCGGACATAGATGCTTTATGCGCAATGAGAGGTATAGAAATTGGCAAAAATGTGGAAATCTGTAAAGGTATCCATGCTGAAACGATTAGCGAAAATTTGAGATTACAATAACCCAATAGTATATTAATAGTGACAAAATAGGAAAAAATCATTATGGAAATAATCAAACTAACGAAAAAAGAAGAAGAATGGATTAAAGAGCTTAAAAAATTAATTCGAAAGAAGCCCAAATCATTAATCCTCTTTGCTGACGGTCATTTGAATATCCTGAAAGGAAGTAAGGAAAATCCTTCATGTGAAGCGGAAGATGGTCGAATGGATAAAAAAAGAGTTGCAGATTCCATTTTATTTGCTTGTGAGGGTGGAGCTTTTTAATTAACGAATAATTGATTAGAAATGAGTGGAAATAAAGATAAACTAATAGCCTTTAACTACTTCGGTGGCAAGTTTACTTGGCTTGAATACTTATACAAGTATTTTCCTGATAGATTTACTCACTTAGTGGATCTTTTCGCTGGAAGTATGGTTGTATCTCTCAATTACAATGGTAAAGTGATTAAAACAGCCAACGAGATAAATGCGGATATCACAAATTTCTTTGCAGTGTTACGAGATCACGAACCGGAATTGATTCGGTTATTGCTTTTAACCCCATGTTCCAAATTAGAATACGATAATTCATGGGAACCATCTGCAGATAAAATAGAACAAGCCAGAAGGTTTTACGTCCGCATCAGACAGTCATTTTTTGGACTAGGAGCACAACGGAAAAATAAAGGCTGGCACATGGCAAAGAAGCACGTTAATGCTCAAGGGGGTGAAACAGTATCTCGTTGGAACAATGCAATAGAGAAGCTGCATGAAGTAGCAGAAGTAATCAGATCTAATTTTCAAATTCTTAATTTGGATTATTCTGCCTGTATTGATAAAATAGATTTCCCAGAAGCATTCTTCTATGTTGATCCACCTTATCCGCTTGAATGTCGGGCATCTTCAAACGATTATAAATTTGAGTTTTCAAACGATCACCATCGTGAACTGGCCAGACGGTTACATTCTATTAAAGGAAAGGCGATGATAAGTAGTTACGATTGTCCTCTTATGCAAGAATTGTATGGAGATTGGACTATGATAAAGTTTCCCAAAAAGAATAACAATATTAGATCCGGTGAAGTACAAGAAGTGATTTGGATAAATTATAAACCAAGATCTACCCAAAGTATTTTTGAGTAGGTTCAAAATAAGATAGATATGAATACATATAGATACGAAAACAGACCTTATGATATTACCTATAGGGAACTGAAAATGATAGATGAAGAAAAGTCTACTCCCTGGAAAACCGTCCCACCTTCTTGGAAAAATTCCTCTTCGAAAGGTGGACGTACTGCGAATCAAATCAAAAAAGACCGGAAACGGAAGAAAATAAATAAAAGGAAATAATCATAGCCGCTTCAGATATGAATATAGAAGAAGCAATAAAAGCCATGAAAGGCGGAGCCAAATTAATCCACAAATATCTTCCAGCAATGGGTACTCAATATCTATATATCATAGATGGAGAGTATGTAGACTCTAAAGGCTATATCTTAAACAAGATAGATGTTGAATCTCGTCTTAAAGCAGACATTTTTAAGTTTGGATGGCAGAAAGTTGAATCAAAATAGAATAATGATGAATAAAGTAAATTTCAAAATAGAAAAAGCAGTAAACGGTCATATACTGAGAAGTGATATTTGCGGAGTTAGGGTCTACGAAAAGAAAGAAGATTTGTGCGCATTTATCGCAAGTAGCCTCGTTAATGGGATTAAGCTTAAAGATGGTATTGCAAACATATCCATCGAAATAAATTAAAAACCCTCAAATCAAGAAAGATATGAATAAAAAAGTAATTCCAAGATACTATAAATGCTCTCTTGATGGTAAACATTGGTGGAGTACTTTTGCTACATCTACTGGACAAGCAAAGCAAGCCTATATACACATGTTGGATGGCTGTGCGGATGATTGCTTTCTATCCATTATTTGCCGTATAGATAGTCCTAAAACAACACAAGCATTTAAAGATAATGCAAAATACAGGGGGATTCCTTTTGCTTATGTTGGGATGAATGTTAAAGTACACGGTGATAAGGGGATAATAGTTGGGCACAATAGTAGTGCTAATCTGGATGTATATTTTTTAGAAGGTGATAATAAAGGAAAAAAACTAAATTGTCACCCAAACTGGAAAATACAATACTTTAGTAAGAATTGGAGATTAATCAAAGAGTTTTAACTAATAATGAAATCAGAAAGGAGTGATTTATGAGATTTGCCCTTAGAAATAAAACTAAATTGATAAATGCTTTCGATGAAGATTACTATAATCTTCTCATTGAAAGTTTGAAGCAGTATTTTGCGAATAACGAAACGATACATAGCTATAGTATTGAAGGTGAGAAGTATCAGTTTATAGATGTCCCCAACGTGCAACCCCAAACAGATAGTTTCTTTCAGTTCGCGATTATAGAGAAAAAGTATGATGTATTAACATTAGCTTATTATTCATGCTTTGGATAAGACTTTTGATTTTAACTAATTACAATTCAAGAAAAGAAAAATATGAGCGAAAAAGATTTAGTAGATATAGGATTCATCTTCTGCGAGCACAAAGGAAGAAAGGCATACCACTACTTTGGTAAAAACAGAGTGTTTACGGCATATATAGAAAGAAACAACGCAGAGCCTTATTATGCTGCCGTTTACAAAGTTTGCGATGTAATGCAGTTTGAGAATCCAAACGACCCCAGAAATGGTAAGTATGCCCATTCGTGGCTTACAGATGAACACAATGTTGAGAAACTAAAGAAGTGTTTAGAACTGAATGATAATTAACTATTAACAAATAAGAAATGAAAGCAATAACAATAAAACAACCGTGGGCCTCTTTGATAGTCCACGGTTTAAAAAACATCGAGAACCGTACTTGGGCGTGTCCAGAGAAATACATAGGGCATAGAGTGTTAATCCATGCAAGTGGAAAACCTGTAGAAATGAGAAATCCCAATAGTGTATTTACAAAAACTCAATGGGGTAGTCTGCCTGTTGAGTTTCAACGAAAAATAATATGTGCAGAGGACATTGTCAATTCTGCTATCATTGGAAGTGTGGAAATAATTGGATGCTCAATCAATCATCCTTCTAAATGGGCAGAGAAAACAGATGCTAGTAAAGGCTATTATGAAAATCCTATTTATAACTGGATATTAGCTAATCCCATATTATTTCCAGAACCAATACCGGCTAAAGGTAAACTATCTTTTTGGGAATACGATAAAATTCAGGAACCCGTGTCAGATGGCGACCACAATGTTTGCATGTGTCGTATATGTGTTGATGAAAAAGTTCAGGTGATGAGTATGGGAAAATATTTCGTATGTAAATATTGTGGTGGACGTTGGTACAAGTAAATTCAAAACAATATAATAATGAATCAAATGGATATAAAGTTAAGTAAGATGCAGATTATCTATTTAGGAAACATTTGCAAAAAAGGATGGGGTGGTTTTGGCGAACCATGCGCCGAACTGGACGAGATGGTAGAAAACGGTCTATTGACAAAATCAGCCGGACCATTCGGTGATGTCGTTTATCGTCCAACTGCCGAAGGTCGTAAATACATTAACTCAATACAAAAGTAAATATGAACAAAAAAGAAATCATACAAGCCATTAGAACCTTTAAGAAAGTCCTAAAAAAAGGTAGTCCTAAAACTGTATGGAACTCCTGTTGCTGGGACATTCACAAAAAGCGACATACTGTTGATGAGATAGCTGCCCGATTTTTGCGGAGGAAAGGTTATAATGTACAAATTGACATATTCGATAATACAGAATGTCCCTCTTATTCGTTCGGCTACATACGATTCTATCGTTATGTGAGAATCTGTTTTAACCAATATCAAAACAAGAAATAATGAGAAAAATGCTATTAATATGTGTTATTCTTGCTCTAACAGTAGGATGTAGCATAAAGAAAGTCCCATATGCGACTTTCAAGAGAGAATATAAAGAAAACCGCTTTACAAAACAATTTCAACAAGCGGATTCGATGTTTAAAGAACAATACAAATATAGATAAATAATGGATGCAAAGACACTCTTTACCAAAGTTGTCCTAATGCGCAAAGCGCAAAAAGAATATTTCAAATGCCGTACTCAAGCTAATTTACGAGTTTGCAAAGCGTTGGAAGCAGAGATTGACCGGGAGATTGAACGCGTTAATAGCATTATCCCTCCTCCCAAACAACCGAAACAAAAGAACTTATTCACAGATTAAAACCAATAGATTATGAATTCAACAGTATTAAAAGAAATCATAGCGTTCCTCTTTGGACGCAAATATTATGCCAATATTGTAGCTACCAAAGGTACAACCAAACAAGAAATCTGTTCTTACATTTTTGCAACAAAAGAAGCCGCTAACCGGCATCGACTGGAAATCGAAACGACCTTATCGTTTACCTTTGTCGAAACAGTTACCTTTCGTTCGCGTCGAGTGCATCTCAATACGTCAGTAAAAAGTTAAACTACAAAAGCTAATCATTCATCATACTTTCGTACTATGATTATCAGTAAGTTAAAATTATGGTGGCAATCACTGCTGTATTATGTGATTGCCGACCCTGCCGACAACTCTATAACGCTTTCCAAACGCTTGTTCTTGCATATCAAGAATAATGCCAGGAAGAGCGATGCAGCACGTGTATTCGTTTTCCGTATTTCTGGAGACGATACATTCGGATTCATAATCAATCCAGTTATTGAACAAGCAACCCAAATGTGCGATATTCAATACAACGACAAGTATAAATGTATAGGATTTGAAACGCTCTGTCCGTCAGTTGGTCGCATTCTTTATGAATATGGATTATCTGATAGTTGCCGGATTAAATTGTCCGTATCAATTCAGAAAACTCCACAAGGAAAAACTTATTATAAATTCGACAAGCCAAATGCAAAGTATATTAGGAAACACCCGAAAAGCTGATATCACCTTTTACGCATCAGGAAGGATAGATATTAGTGCTCGCGTCGCAAAACATCTCCAGCTCTCACGCGGAGATGTTTTGGACATAATGATTGACCAAGATGAATTTTACCTTTATGTTAGACTACGTTCACCAAACGGGAGGCATGAAGCAATGGTATTCCCAACGAATAAGGCAGGAAATCATTTCAGAACTTCATCAAGCAGACTTTGTACAGCAATTCTCCAAGAATGTAGAGCAACAGCTAAAGCAAGATTATGTGTAGGAGAACCAACGGAAAACGAATACGGTAAACTATTACCAATTATCACTAAATACCTTTTGTAATATGATAAAAGAGATTAAGTACAATGGATATTCTGCCAATCCATCAGATTACGAATGTGCAGATGGTGACTTGTCAGTTGCAATGAATCTTATTCCTGAAGATGGAGTATTAAAAGGCATTCAAAAGCCTCAATGTTTATTCACTCTCCCACAAGGGAAAAAAGTGATATACATACACAACATCTCGGTATATAAACATTACATAATTTACGATACAGAATCCGCCGCCTTACAATGGTTATCCTCTAACGACACTGATAAGCAGCCCGAAGATATAGTATCTATTTCTGGAGAACTCTATCAGGTAACATCACTTGGAAACACATTAATCATACTCACTTCTGAGGGCATAATTTATGCCCTCTACAAGTCAGGAACATATGTACTCATGGGAAGTAACCCGGTATTTCCATCGCTCTCTTTCCGACTAAGAGCATCTATGGGAAACTCGGAAATGTTATCTGCCAGTTTCCCCGGATTTACTCCGTCTATTATTCTTAATTCACTTATTCTCTCAATAGAAGCCAGCCAAGCTGTAAGAGATACTGTGTTGGCATTTACCAATAAATATACCGCCGATGCCAAAACAGCAGGATTATTCCAATACCCATTCATGATAAGATATGCCTACCGTATGTATGACGGAACCCTCAACTACATTTCATCTCCAGTAAAAGTCTACCCATCATATGGCATACCTTATCTCATACATTATACAGGTTATGAAGTTAACAATGGTCTATACACCAAATTCAATATGGTTGTATCGTATGTTGCATCTAGATTATATTACGAGATAACAAATTTCGATGAAGTGAAAGAATCTGTAGCCGAATGGGGGGAATTGGTTAAGAGTATTGATATATTTATCACTCCCCCACTCTATACTGTTGATCAGGATAGTATGTGCAAATCAATCTCCCCATATGCCTATTGGGGACCAATGGGTGGTTCGTCCGCATCTTTAAGTTATTGCGCTAACTCCAGTAATGAGAATATCAACGGTAAATTAATATATCGGTATCATAATGCAAGTGAATCAATAAATTCTAACCAACTATTCTTTGGAATGTCAGGTAAATCACTTGTAGACAATGATTCGTCATTACCTTTTTACCTCATCTCTTCTATTGACGTAAAGAATATACAATCTGGAGAGAACATTGTTTCTATTGAAAATGGTGCTCTCAATTCACTTGAGGCAAAAGAAGTAATGGAGGGTGACAGCAATTTAATGGGAACAATTGTCGCAAAACATGCATTTCCATACAACGCACGTCTAAATCTGACCGGAGTAACTATTATCCCTCCGACATTCCCACTTGAATCTTGTTTTCAATATGCTAATGGAGAGTATGATGACGAGACTAAAAAAGCCGTTGAGAAAACATATTCCTATAAAGCATACATCTTCATTGAAGCAGAGAAACGAAAGGTTATGGTACAGTTTCTTTCCGGTATACCAATGAATATCGTTGATTCATACTTCTTTTATCCTAACATCAATGCAACAGAACTTTTAATTGAGCGCATAGATGAAAATGGAACGAAATCCTATTCATTCAACAAATTACATAAACATGAAACACTTAATGGGGTATATGGAAGTATCAACACAAGTTTCTCTAGTAAACCTGATATGAGTCTCATCACTGACACAGAGATTGGAATCCCATATTTAAACAAAATATACACTTCGGATGTAAACGATCCTTTTTCATTTCCCGCTCTCGGAGTCTGCGCTGTTGGAACAGGTACAATTATTGGACTCAGTTCAGCCGCAAAAGCTTTATCGCAAGGTCAATTTGGGCAATTTCCCCTTTATTGCTTCTCTACTGATGGAATCTGGGCTCTCGAAGTTTCTTCTACAGGCTCTTATTCCGCGCGTCAACCAATCACACGCGATGTATGTGTCAATACAGATAGTATTACTCAAATTGATAATGCCGTCCTATTCGCTACCGACCGTGGGATTATGCTTATCAGTGGCTCTACAAGCCAATGTATTTCCGATATCCTTGATAGCGAATTAGCTTTCTCTGTCGACTCCCTACCCCACTTGAATACATTAATCAACAACAATGGGTTTTATCTAATCGACTTTCAATTTCTCACTTTCCGCGAATTCCTTAAAAAATGTAGGATGATTTATGATTACATACATCAACGTATCATCATTTACAATCCATCATGTACATATGCTTACCTGTATTCTATGGAAAGTAAACAATGGGGAATGATACAAAGCAACATCGTAAGTAATTTAAACTCCTATCCCGAGGCACTCGCCATGACTTCTGATAATAAACTTATCAATTGTTCACAAGCCGATGACACAGTAAAATCCATTACAGCATTAGCTGTTACCCGTTCATTCAAGATAGATGATCCAAACATGTTCAAAACAATAGACACCATCATACAACGCGGATATTTCAAGAGTAGCCATGTCTCACAAATTCTGTATGGATCAAATGATTTATTCAACTGGCATGCAGTATGGAGTAGTACTGATAAATATATGCGAGGTTTCCATGGCACACCATACAAAGCATTCCGACTTGTACTAATATGCAAACTAGACAAATCTGAAAGTTTGTTGGGGTTTACCGTCCAATTCACCCCCCGTATGCTTAATAAACCAAGATAACTTACATAGATTAGTTTTTTTCATATTAAGGTTAAGAAAGATTGTTAGCAAAAGAGCCGGAATGCGTGATGCACTCCGGCTCTTCCTTTTATCAGAAAGGTTTCAACTTTCGTTTTATTTTGCCTTTTCTCGACATAAGCGATGTCTGTATCTTAGCTCTGATACTCATTATCTTCTCCTCCCAATTAGCCTTACTACTTGGATTCGTTATACTCATCCAATCTGCAAGTACCTTACAGATAAGATACTCGTGTATCAAATGTTTTAGTAGCTTCACCGTAGATAAAGAAAAATCTTCCGGTAAAGTGAGTACAATATGATATTCTTCGGGAGCTACAAGAATATCATCAAGAGCTTCCTGTTCGTCCGAGATTTCCTCTTTGGTATATGGATATAGCATTTCCACACATTCTGCATGGGTAAGATTGAGTACACGTGTAACCCGGTTCACATTACCACTTTGTCCAATGTCAAACACCTGATGCCGGGCATGTTCATTCTCCGTTTCCATAATATCACCTTCCACAAAGGAGTAGTTCTCTACGTCATAGAGTAACTCTGAACGTTTGAATGTCAGCGTTACTGTTTTTGTCTGCTGGAGTTTCTTACAACAATATCCCATGAGAATACATTAAGAATAAGTCGGTCTTTCAGGTCGGCTACGTTTATAAAGCGCACGCTTTACATTCTCTAAACTTATCGCCGAATGCTGTACGTATGAAGCTGCATCTTCCGGGTTGGTAATGGCAAACCAATCTCCCAAAGCCATATCTACAAGGTAGGCATGAATACCATTGCCCAACGCATCAGCCGAAGAGTTGTTATAGTTACTCGGCAACTCGAATGCAAGTTCTAGTACACCATTATCATCAATTTCTTTTGCAATCAGATTGTTGCTTGTACTTTTGTCTTCTGAAAGATACTCTCCAAGCAGACTCTTCAAAGATGAAAACGCATTTGCCAATGAACGACGGATTTGATAGCTGTTTTCCTCATCATCACTCGCTTGCATATTAGAGGCGGCTTCATAATTCTTTTTACCCTCTGCCTCACGCGCCTGCCCGGTCAAGTATGCCTTGTTCTGAATATCATAAACAAGCTCTTTAACCTGTTGGGTCACTGTCAATGTTTTCTTGTTTTCTGCCATAATAAATAAAGATTAAAAATAATTCAATTGTACGTAGGACGTATAGGACGTTTTTTAAAAAATGCCTTACGCATGACGTCCTCCATATAGGTAGCCGCTTCCGTTGCATATCCGGTTGCTTCTTCTTTATTGGTAAATGTGTACCACTTTGCCGTAATATTCATAACAAAAAACGAGAACAGACTACGTTCCATACTTTCTGTTAAAGCTTCATCAAACGAACTTGATAACCCCAACGAAAGCTGATATATCCCCTCTCTTTCGACTTCGTTAAGAAGTATTTTTTTCAAGCTATTACAAGCAGTATTTTTGCTTTCATTCCAAAAACGCTCTAACATACTCTTATCCTCATCCGTTGTGAAAATACGGTTGTATGCGAGTTCGTTGTCCATCTTAGCCCCAGTATAAGCTGTGGTCTGTGCCACTTCTTCATATACACTTTCTTTATTGACGGTTAAAGCAATATCTGTCATAATTAAAAATTGAATAGATTACATGATACACCAACTCCAATATATGGTGTAAATTCCGGCACCCCTCTTAATGCTATTCCATATCCAATTTGAACACCAACACTCCAACGTTTCTTCCTCGACCTAGGATAGCAGTCGTTAATGGTTACCACTTCATGTTGCGAATGTAATACCAAGCTGTCAAGTTTCGGGTTATATCCGCTTACGTATGCCGTATATAAACTATCCTTGTATACCTTTTTGGTAATAGGAATAATCACATCTACACTATCCTCTGATACAGATTCATGGAAATTTTTCACGCTTTTCGGAAATTCTGATACGCTTTCCGGCAATTTTTGTACGTTTTCTGGCAATTTCGAGACTGTAGGAAGACGTTCAGTAACATATCGAATAATAAAGCTGTCTTTAGGAATGGGCTTATAAAATGGTATTGTATCAACATAGGTTGTTCTTGTTGTATCTCTTGTTTTCTGTTGCCTACTTGCAAAATGTACTACATTCATAAACAACGAAGCAAGAAATACAATCATAAACAACACTACTGCAATATTCTTAAGTTTTCCCATACTTGGTGACGTATTTGATTATTGCATTTACATGAGTTTTAATGATAGCTTGCTTCCCCTCATCTGAGTTGAGGAAAGCCACATCTTCTTTATTATCCTGAAAAAAGTTTTCTGTAAGAACAGCCGGACATTTGGTTTTTACCAAAATGTAGAAGTTCTCTTCCCAATCTGGATCTCCGTCCGAATTATCCCTACGGATTTTTTGTCCGGCAAAATTCTGTTCGGCTTCCTCGTATAACATAGTGGCCAATTCATCCGATTTTGTTTTACCTTTTGAAGTGTATGCCGACCAACCTCTTGCACTCATCCATTCGCCGTTTCCCGCAGCATTGCAATGAATAGAAACAAGTAATACATTTGTTGCCCCATACCGTGCACAAATCTCATTCACACGTCTTGCCCGTTCTGCCAATGGCACGTCTATTGTCTCATGTACAATACGCTCTACATCATATCCTTTCGCACGCAAAGCTCGTTCCACAGATTCTGCGATCTCGCGTGTATAAAGGTATTCTCGTAATTTCCCATCAGGAGAACGTTTGCCCGGTGTATTTTCCCCGTGTCCATTATCTATTAATATTTTCATAATTAACTATTTAAACGTTGATAGAAATCTGTCTTTATATTGTCGTATGCAAGTTTCACATTGGTATAAGCACGTGCATTGTTTTCACCATCTTCATTGTAAATTTCACCTTCAACTACACTCACAACATCTTCCACCCAATTCTCATTACAATATTCTGACAAAGGTTTCCCATGATATACAAAGGGGTCAAAACGACTCTTTCGATCATCGTGGATTACTTGAAGTGATTTCCGTATTTTGTTTACAGTTGCTTCTCGGTCAGCTATGTGATTCTCTATTCGAATCCGCTTTATCAACCTACAAACCTGTTCGATACTAAGGTCAAAAGCGAAACCTGTTAAATTCCGGATACGCAGTAAGGTTTCAGGTTGAAGTCTTTCCATTAAGTTTCGTTGCAGACTCACATTGTCTTGTACTGTATCAAGCAATTGATTCAAACACTCCTGTTGTTCCAGAAGGCGGTTTATCATACTCTTAAACCATTTGAATAAAGCTATCATCATAGCCGCTGAAAGCAAAAGAAAAAATGCAGCACTCACAGCCATCATGCCATAGTCACTAATGCCTTTAGCCACCTCCGTTACATGTTGCACTTCCGTCATACGATAGTTCTCACTAATTGTCCTACACACGTTCCGGCCACTGTTAAGCCGAAATCTATCCAGTCCCAATTGCCACCATATGCCTTGTCTTTATACTCCAAAGCACCTGCAGTAAGTACACCTGCATAGGTTGCAGAAAACCAATCAAACGCACAAATACCGATACCAAATCCCCCAACAAGATGTTTCCACCTGTTGCTCTGTGCAAGCCATTCAATCAATTTTTTCTTCATTCTTGTCTATTTTATATTAAACACTGTCCAATCTACACTGTCTTTTTCTTTCCAACCATTTTGAACAGTTTCTATCACATACAAGCTCATTGCCTGGGAGAATGAGATAAATTCATCTACATTCTCGAAGGTGTAGTAGATGGGAGTGCCATCTTCCTGTTCATTGATTTTTAGGGTAAGTGGATATGGAATATTTTTGTTACGTTCTATAGCAGCAAAATTCAATTGATTTTCAGCAGATAGGTATATCGGCTTTTCATTCCATATAAAGCCGTTCACGATCTTCTTCTGCGTGGCAGTATTTATAGTAGAGATAATAAGTTCCTTAACCTCGGAAAGTGTTGGACTGTGGTCAAATGTATGTCGGTACTCCCAACCTCTTTCACTTGCCTCATCATCCTTTCCAAAGCCATAAAATAATATCCATTTGGTTCGGCCTGTATGTATAAGCCCATCCTGCCGCTGCTTTGTGCCGTAAATCTTTTCCATCTTTATGAATTTTGATTTTCAACAAAAGTAGCAGATGAGATGCGGATTCGTATGTTATCTTTTACCTGTTAGGTGAAATTATATTTTCGTTTACCTCCGTCAAAAACTTCACCTTTAATTATTGTCTCAAACGGAAAACCATCCTCAATGTCACTGACTTGATCTAAAATTCCCTTCATTTCCGCTGAAGCCGTAAAGAACTTTCCCCATTCTTGTTTAGCAGGATTACGAAATGATACCAAATATCTGTTCTCACCTTCCTTGGTGTCTATACCAGTTTCAAAATCATGTATTTCAATAGGAATGTTTACTATATCACTCAATCGTGTTACTTTACCTGGAAAGCGTTTCTTTCCGTCAGCTGGGGTGTATGTTACACCCATTTCTGAAAATTTCTTCATATTCTTTTTTGTAAGTATATAAAATAGATGCTTGCAATCGGCATGGCAAGCCATACCCTTAAATGATCCAATTATTTGTTGTCTACGCTTTCGGGATTTCAATTTAGACAGTTTTCTAGCAGCATTTACTTTTATCCGTTTCCTTAACAGAGTATGGCTACCATAATTTACATACCCAAGAGCATCCATACCAGCAGATATAGGGGCAACTCTCTCACTTGATTTTATCGTAAGCCCCATCTTATCTGCTTCGATGTGCAAGCAGTCACGTAACCTCCATAACTCGCGTTTACTTTCTCCAAGAATAAAAATGTCATCGCAGAATCGAAAGTAATATCTTGCTCCATGCACATCAATCATCCGGTGGTCAATATCATTGTGATAAAGATTACCGAGGAATTGAGATGATCGCAATCCCTTACTGATACCACATTCTCCATCAGGATAGAGTGCCTTCACAAAATTTTCAAGAATGGGCAAAAGAAGAGGATCGCCTACATATCTTTTAATAATAGAAATTAAAGTTTCGTGATTAATACTGTCATAATATCCTTTGTAGTCGCTTTGATAGTAATATTTGAGATTAGGATTTTCTGCTATTGCAGCTTGTATCTGATGAAACAACCCATGCGGGCCACGTCCTTGTATGGAAGCAGCGGTAGTTTCTATCAATAAAGAAGAAAGTCGATTCTCCAAAGGTTCCATAATAGCATTACTCCCAATGCGTTCTATGACCGAAGGAGCTTGTACTGTTCTTACTTTCGGGCCGTCTTCAGTAAGAAATGATTTAAGGTTCTTGATACGGAATGTACCATTACCAATTTGGTTTTTCAACGTTTCAAATATTTTTCCTTTATTTGTCACATAACGAATCATTCTTGGAGAACATTCGATACCGTCTATGATAGTTTTCGGCATAGACCTGTTCCCATTTCGAGCATCTGCATTTCGTAGATTCGCCATGACACGCTTAAATGAGCGTTCCAAATTTTCGTCTGATATAATTTCCGGTATAAGATTATATAACGGATAACTGACCAGAGGTATATTTCCGGTCAGTTTAAATAAATCATCAATTTTACAGACCGCCTTCCGGTCTCGTGGGGAGAAGTCAAGCCACTCCCCACATATGGTTAATGTTATGTTCCGGCTTTCCATAAAATATATATATTATATTATTATGCTGTTGCCGAGGTTCTAATCCCTCGGAGAATATCGGTGGTAATCTCGTACCTTATATAGAGTCTCCGATTAGTTTAACCAACAGAATTTCAGCCGCGCCCCGTAGTTCGTGTTCGAGTTCGAAGATGCATTGTTCGCGTTCGCATAAGCGAGACCGCTGTTCGCATTCGAGTTGTTGCCAGACCGCAAAACACAACGGCGCGTGGGATTGTCCACCTTCTATGTTTTAAAGAGTTATACTTCCAAAACCAGCAATACTTAAAGAGGCCTCCATCCCCATTGCTCTGAATACACGCGCAACAGTCGAAAGTGTCAGATTCCTACCACTTTCTATTTTCGACACCTGTGCACGCTGAACACCAATCTTCTGGGCTAGTTCCTCCTGTGTCATATTTTGGGATTTCCGAGCTTTCTTAATAGCCTCACCGATAAGGAACGACTGCAATTCAGCCTCATATTTATCCCTATGTGGTGTACCGACTTTCCCAATGTGCTTATCCTTAACTTCATCAAGGGTATAAAATTTAATCGTTTCCATATCACTATTTTTTTGAGTTGAAATACAATTTTCTAATAGCTTCCGCTTTGTTAATCTCTTTACTTGGGGTCTTTTGTGTCTTTTTGACGAATCCGTGCGTAGCAATAACCAATGTTTCCGCATCAGTATCCCAAAAAGCCAACAAACGATATTGAATACCTTTATAAAGAGTGCGGAACTCCCAAATATCCGTACCATCCAATTTTTTAAAAAGGTCTTTATCCATATATCCATTGGCAACCTTATCTACATTATAAACAATCTTGTCTTTAATGTCTTGGCGCAAAGTATCAAGAAAGGCATCTGCCTCGCTTGACATTATCACTTTGAATCTTGCTTTCAATTCCAT